GATCTTATGCCTTGCATAATTTGACCAGATGTTTGCAGCTCCGTGTCTCCAGCTTGGTTAGTGCTTGCCGGCGTCCACAGATTTCTATCTTCAAATGAGCACCATTGAACTTTACGAGAATTACCGCCAGCCCCCAGAGCAAATATAAACCGTTCTTCTGTTACAACTAAACCTAAATTACTAGTCGGTGCGTTAGTTATTGGTGTAGCTACTGTGGCTAGTTTAAGAGATGTTTCAGTTACATTTACATTTTGCTCTGCATCTGTAGCAGGGTAAATTTGTATTGTAATGCCAGTATCGTCCGTATCAAACCTATAGAAACTATTTCCAATGGGTAAAGTTTCATCGAGTAAGACTGTCGTTGAAGTAGTGCCTAAAACTTTAACTTTTAATGACGGTATTGTTGACGCATCGCCATCAGCATCAGGGTCCGTTACATTTATTGTAAAATGATATTTAGCACCGTTTGTTAAACCGGTTATATTTTGCTCTAAATTTGCAGCCGTTGTGCCTGTCCATTTAGCATCGCCAGCACTAATTGCCCATCCAGTGCCAAGGGTCCATCCAGTGCCGACAGCAAAACTATTATTTGTTATTAGTTCAGCACCGCTAGAAATACCTAGATCCCACTCAACAAGTCTACCGTCGTCATAATGGCAACCCACCATTAATTCGCCAAAATTATCTAAAGTCCAAAATGTAGCAGGATCAGGAATAGCATTAGAAAGTTGTTGTCTTGGCGTACCCCAGAAACCTACGCCATAAGATCCTTTACCATACCCTGCCGATACAGCCGCATCTTTACGTCCAGTTGCCAAGTTTTGTGGAGTAATGTCGTAACACAAGCCGCCACCTGTCATGGCAATTAAAGCATTGTGAGAGCCGCCGGCAAGCCATGTACTTTGATTAAGAGCTTCCCAAGCGTGCATACCCCTAATTGGCTGTAAAGCAAAATCTTCTTTTCTGTTCTGCCAACCGCCAATGGGCCGTAACGAACCGTCTAACCATCTAACTAAACTACCTTCACGCCATCTACCAGATTGCTCATAGTCTGTGCCTATTCTGTAAAATCCAGATGGTATATCCAAAGGTACTAAAGTCATATTAAGCCAATTTCATTATGTAAGCGAGTGCATAGTAAGGTGGTCTGTTTTCGTGAGCGCCACCGCCCCCTGCATTATCAACCGTTAACGTGTGAGTGTGTGCGCCACCACTTGTTATAGTTACTGTATGTGTATGCGCTCCGCTTGAACTTGTAGTGCCAGTTAATTGCCCATTTGGGTCCCAAGTTGTAGCGTTAAAATCAATGTCAATGCCCGGAATTAGAGAGGTTTGTTCAACATATTTATCTGTATAAGTGTGCGTGTGTGCGCCTGCCGAATTGGTTGAGCCAGTATGAGTATGCGCTCCACCGCTTGCGGCTGTACCAGTGTGAGAGTGGGCAGGAATATCGCCAGTTGCTAGTGTAACTGTATTTGCACCACCACTTGCGCCCACATTGTAAGTTCCACTGCTATCAGCGTCAGCGTGAACAACAAACTTACCTGTTAAATTTGGTGTACCGTTTGTACCATCGCATAACGCCCAACCTGTCGGAATAGCAGATACCGCACCTGACCACATTATTATTCCACCTGTAGGCATTGCCTTGTTAACGGCTGTGTCAAGTAAATCCATATTAGCGTTTAGTGTGTTTCCCCACGTACTATCACTTCCACCTACCGTTGGTTTAGTTAAACCTAAATTTGTTGTCGTAGACATAATAAAATCCTTTTCTTAAACCCAACGTATCATTTTTCTAAGCGTCCGTCCACGTTCCTGACGCTCCGCTATCGTTAACCCAACTACCACTTGCCGCACTATCATTAGCCCATGTTGCTTGACCTTGTGCGTCATCGCTCCAAATGCCATCACCTTCACAATACCCAACTAGCCAGTAACGCTTGCCTGCGAATACAATATTAGCTCCAACCGCATTATTATCTCGTTCGACATATGGGTTAAATGCAGTCATTCAGCTTCCTCGATAGTGTTTCCATCAGCTACCCATTCTTGAATAGCTACATAATGTCTATTTTCATTATTTATTGGTACAAACATTACATTGTCATCTATTGTTGCTTTTATTTGCCTCATAGGATTATCTTCTGGGGCTGTATATTGGGCTGATGTAATATTCATCTATAACTCCGCATCTGCTGTATAACCGCCATACCAGTAGTTACCAACTGGCAACTCGCCACCGTAAGTGTCTGAATACGAAACAACATGGTCTATATTACCGTAAACCATTATACTTCCACTACTTAAAGATTGTATGCCTGTAACGGCTGTTAATGTTGGCGCTGTTCTCATTTGACCAGCAGGGAGGCTATGGTTTTCCGTTCTATGTTCTCTGTATGAAAAGCCTGTTGAATTACTATTGGCTAAAGCCAGAGTATAGGCGGCAGATTTGTAATAATAACGATAGCATTTTTTTTGAGTAACAGAAATTATTTCGTGTTCAAAATCCGTTGCTTCATCTCCAGTTTGTAATTGTATGCCAGTAATTTCCCAATTATTAGATGTACTATCTGCAAAGTTTACTTGACCAGTTGTACTGCCTGCATCAGTGGAAGCCGCCCATGTTGTTTTTAAAGTGCCAGTATTTGTATCTGCACCAGCATATAAATTGAAAAATATTTCTAATGAACTTGCATTGTCATCATCAAATTTGCCTGTGGTGTCAGCAGGAAAATTAATAGTATATCTGTTCCAATTTGTATCAGCTACTGTATAAGAACCATTTACTTTTCTAGTGTTATCTCTGTCAAACATTGATACAGTATAAAGACCAGTTTTATTTGTTTTCACATAGAAAGATAATGTAAAACCTAATGCTGTAGCGTGTCCTTTTTGGAACCTTTGTAAATCTTGACCTTCTAGTTTGTGCGAAACATATCCTTGCTCATTAGAAGCAAGCGAAGTATCTGCCGTTGTACAATCTACTTTTAGTGCGTTACTAAACCCTCCTAAGTCTGTAACGCTTGATTGTGAAACAGTAAAAGCTGCGCCAGAGTTTTGTTTATAAAATTCAAATCTATCTAAAGTATAAACATTACCAACAGAAGCAAACGAGGTTCCACGTTGACTTAAATTCATTGCACCGTTGACTATGACGTTGACGCCACCGCCACCGCCTGCTTTCCCTGCGTTATCTGCTATATCTCTGGCTTTAGTCATTAATTACCTCAAGATGGTTTAGTAGGCCACGTTACATCGTCTAGGCTAGTTGCGCTGTTTGTAATATCTCGTAAATTTTGACGATAGGTTTTCCAAGCGTCAGACATGGTAACGTCAGAGTTACCCATCCAATCGGTTTCAGCCAATCGCCTGTTACGCTCTGCTCTAAGGTCAGCCATTGGCTTGGCATTAACTAGCTCAGTCTTTTTATCTGATGCTTGCTTCCATGTAACCCCGAATTTACTAGGGTCAGAACTTTCTATTGCAGTACCATTGTCATCTGAGCCTGTTACCTTGCGGAACATTTCATTGAACTCATCTTCTGTTGTTGGTTCACCACGAAGAACCCACTCCGTAATACCCAACTCGTTTAGTGCTGTTGCTATATCTGTCATTTTTCCTATCCTACTAAGTGTCCACAAAACATACTCGCACTGTTATAAACATCGCTTGCAGTTATTGCCCGTATATCTAACGTATCGTTTACTGAAAGATTTAATAAAAAAGTAAATCCAGTCGTATTATCTAAAGCAGTACTTTCACCTTGTTGGATATAAAGACCACCGCTTCCTATTAATTTTACAATCACACCATTTAAATATGGTGCCCAAGCATTTACAGTATCACTATTAGCTGTATATAAAAGTACAGAAAACGAATACAATCCAGCCACAGGCGCAACAAAAGCATTTGAACTTGTATTAAAATGATTTCCATTGTTAAAAAGTTGATTTCCTGAGTCAGTATCAAATGGAACTTTATCACCTGTTGACATAGCTACCCAAGTTCCAGCAGCACTAACCATAAAAGATGGAATAACAGGTTTTAAAACTCTACCGCTACTATCTATAGTTAACCCAGTAGTACCACCAGTATTCTGTATCGTATCAACTTTTAAGATAGAACTCATGGGGCTATCTCCAGTATTGTAATTTTACCTTCACCACCTAAACCCCAAGCATCAATAAGATATATAGATTGTGGACCAGTGCTTTCTTTGGCGTATATTTTATACGTAATCGTTGTTCCTGCCGATGCGCTTGGACTATGTAATGTATGAAAAGGCATACCTTGTTGTTGCCACCCCGAATTGCTTTCTCTGTAGTTAACAACAGCTTGAGTGTGTAGGTTTGATGCGTAGCTATCAACAGAAGAACGCAAAGCATATGCGGCTTTTGTATCAGCAGAAGTTGAACTTCCTACTTGCATTTG